TATTTATCTTTATATACTCTTATTTACTCTTGCAACGCCTTGAAATTAAAGTAAATTGTTGTTTTTAAAAGGCTTATTATGGGATTTAAAATCCCTCGCCTTTCGAGGCGTGCCAGTTCAAGTCTGGCTTCGGGCACCATTTCTATATTAATCCAAAGATTTTAAAATTACTTTTAGAATCAGCCTTTTGGGTCGTTAGCTCAGTCGGTAGAGCAGCGGACTTTTAATCCGTTGGTCGAAGGTTCGAATCCTTCACGACCCACCAATTCTTTCTTAAGTGGCGATAAAATGGCGGTGAGATTTCCATTTTTTACACTTTCATTCATAAATTATTTATCTTAGTGGCGATGCCGCCAATCATTAAAAAGTGAAATTAAAATTTCTTATTAACTATCACGTAAAAGATAAAAACACTTTATAAATCAATATACTGTAATCGCCTACAAACTTACACAGATCTCTTTTAAGTGAAAAACACTGTAAAACCCCGTAAATTTTACAGTTAAGATCTCTATTCTTTCATTAAAACGATCTCTTTTACTTCAACCATTTACCCAATTTTTCAATCTGAAAATTAACTGAAAAAATGTAAATTTTTAACGCAAATTCGGCGGGGGAGGAAGTGGATTTTCCGTGCCTTGTATTTTTACGTGAAAAAATTCCGTGGGATTCTTTTGATATTGTTTATTGAGTAGATTTATTTACTAAACAATAACTTAGATTTTACGTGATGAATGTCGACTCAAATTGATTTCGTTGAGATAAAAAAAAGCGGGAGAATCCCGCCTTTGAAATCATACTGAAACTTTGTTGATAATAGTTTCAATCTTCATTTTCTTTTTATTCAGAAGTGCAAAAATATCAGCCCAAATCCCTGTTGGTATTTTTCTTTCATTTGTTAGCCAAAATCTTATTCTTCGCGCGTCTGATAAGCCTAGTTCTTTTGCAAGATTTGTTTGCCATTGATCGCCGTATAGTGCCTTTCCGCACTCGGCTAGTTCGTCTGCGCCATAGTTTTTAATATCATCTGTTAATTTTGCATAGTGATAATAACCCAACCAAAATGCGCCTTGCGCATCAAAATCCATTTTATCTTTCGGATCGCTTAAGTCACTAGGTATCTTATCCATTAAGCGCATGATTTCATCTTGCGAGCTTGATTTAATTATATCTCCACGTTGATTCATCAGCCCGATTCCTTTTGTTGGGAATCGGATAATTGTGTTTTGAATATTTACCGGCACATCAACGCCATAAACGCAGCGAACTAATTGTCCTATTGAATACATGATTTCTTTATAATTCATTTTTGATTCTCCTTAAAATAAAGCCTCTTTCGAGGCTTGTTATTATTTTTTTCCGCCATCAACCATCACTACTGCAAAGATTGTTTGTTTTGGAGTTGTACTTGTAAAGCGACTATATTTATCAATCCAAACCCAAGATTCTTGACGTCCAAAGAATGTATCAATAATTTTTTGTACGTGCGCAATTTGTTCTACGGTTGCGCCTTGAGGGATTTCAATTTCACCAAGGATTTTAATGATATTATCAATAATATCATTAGCCCATTTGATTTGTTTTTCTGAACCGATTAATTGAGGTTTTGCGATTTGGATAGTTTGAGTTGTCATAATTGCCTCCTTTAGGCTTATTTCAGGCGCCCCCTGTGGGCTTCCTTTCTATGTCCTAATAATAGGACGATTTAAATTTAAATGCAAGCATTTTTTATAAATTTTTCAAAAAAAATAGCGGTCAATAGACCGCTTTGTTTAAATGTAAATATGTTATTCAATAATCGGCGTAAGTTTGCCTTTGATTGTTTTTGCTTGGCTTGCCTGCTGGGTGAATGTGCTAGCTTGATCTGGCGGAGGTGAACCTCTGTGCGTATGCGTTGCCAAGGTGCTTGCAACTTCGCCCAATAGTTGAATGGTATCTTCCAAAAGTCTAAATATGTTTTGCCCTTCTGACCCCATATAACTGAATGGCGCCACAAACTTATTCTTTTCGTCTGAAACACGTTGCGCTAGTCCTACAATTTTTTCTTGCAGTGTTCCGCCTGTTCCTACGGTGCGATTGCTTGCCGTAGTGTCGTTGATACTGCCTAACACGCTGATAGTGTCATTCCCGCCAATAGTTTCCGTTTTATCGGAATCAATCGTCACATTTGACGTGCCGATTTGTTTTACTTCACTATCTGTCTCGATGTGTCGTTTAAAGGATTTATCTGTAATCGTCTGATCGGTTTCGCGAATCTTATTGCCTGCGGCATCGGTGCGTTCATAAACTTCGGGGCGTTGCTGTTTTAGTTGTTCTCCAGGTGCAACACTCGGTACTGTTTTTCCTTGCGCTAACATAGTACGAACAAAAGGCTGATCGCTTCGCCCATAAGCAAAACCTACTTCAACCATTGTACCCACTTCAGGAAAGGCAAAATCTCCGCCTTGTGAACCTGTACTTGTTACCGGCAAAGGCACGGCTGGATAAACTGGAACAGTTTTATCCTCGTTTCCGTTTTCATCTAGTAATTGCAGTTCAACGGCATACTTCGGGCGGAATGGATCAGAAATATCGCCACCACTTGAAGGATCGGCAATGCCAACGACTTTTGCATATTTTGGTAAATGGTACCCGCCCGCTAATTCGGGGAATGTTTTTTCCATTTGTCTTCGTTCTGGGCTCTTTTGTTCAGGCTTACCATCTTTACCTAAGTTCTCCCAGGTAAGCACATAATCATCGCCAAATAGTTCAACCTTTTGAATTATATTGCCATTGATAATCGCTCCAGGACGAATAGCAGCAGTGATAGGAATCGTCATATCATTACTGCCACTGGTTAATGTCATGCCTTCGTCAAACTCAATGTTTTTACCCGCCCACCGTGAATCTTTGTGCGAACCAATAAACAACGAACCATCGGGCGATTGTTGCCACATATAATCAGCGATTTGATATTGTCGCCCGATATTGGCTAAAAGCTGATAACCGCTACCGTTATGCGTAAATAACGAAATCGGCGTATCTGCGTAATCCGCCTTAGGCACTTTCACCGGTATTTTAGTTTGGCTGGTAATCCACGCGCACAAATCGCGCAACGTAATATGACGATGCGAACAATTTAAAGGCTTTTCAAACACGGCCACTTTTTCGCGAATAAATAATTTTTTATAGCCGTTTTCTGCGCCTTGTTCACGTTCCACGATGCCATCGAACCATTTGTAATAGTGATCATATTCGCCCATTTCAAATACCGCACTTTTGCCAATACAGTCTTTATCTGTGCGAACGGTTACAAATCCACGCCCCGTATTATTAAGTTCTAAAACGATGAGTTCATCAGCTAGTTCCAATTCTTCACCATCGATAATACATGTTTTTATAATTTTCATTTATGAACCAATCCAATCATCTAAATCTTTTGCCCAGCCTTTTCTTTCATTCGACTTGTTTTCTTCTCCTGATTTCCCTGAATGTTCAATATCACTTTTATTTGTCGATTGTGAACTTTGTGCCGTTGGTGCTTTTTCTCCTTGTGCCTTAGCTTTTGGTTTTTGCTTACGTTGGTCTTTTTTCTCGGCTACAGAATTTACTTCACGTAAAGTAAACGATATGGCCCACCCTAACTGCCCGCTCTGTTCTGCTGCCGTCACTTCACCACTAAATTGCACCTCGCGCATGTTGACTGCCTCAGCAATCGTGCAAGATACTCGATATTTAGACTGTTCACCTTTCCCGTCTTCAGACTCGGCAAGATTAAATAAATCTGTTAACAACTCTTTACGAGCATATGGAATAAATCCGGTAACGTTTAATTCTTTGGCCTTTACGCCTTTATCGGACTTTTTAGTACTAGACTTCTGACCGCTCATATCCTTTTCTTCGCGTTTAACGGACACGCTCATCATGATATTATGTAGATAAATAGGCGTACCATTTAGCGCAAGTTGTACGCTTGGATTGCGGGCTTGTGTCGGTGTTCTAGCCATTTTGTAACATCCCTTTGATATTGGTTAAGTTCGCACCGATAAACATCACGCATGCTGTAAAAACATTACCCGCCGTCGGCACATTCAATTTGATTTTTGTTTCCGCTACTTCGAGATAATCTGAAACAGAAAACGCATATACATTCGCTGATGTATTCAGCATTTTTTCGACTTTTTCGTTATTGGCTTTATCGCGTTCTTTTTTAGCCGCCTTTAACGCCTCAATCATCGCCATTGGGTCTTTAGTTTGAGCGGCAACCGCTGCAGATGTTGCATTGCGTAAAATACTTTGCATGGTGCGGGCTGAACCTGGCGTAATATCTGCACTATTGGAAAATGATGGGCTTGCCATCGTTGGCGTTTTAATCATTTTTGTTTCTTGCAAATTTTTACTAGATTTTGCATAGTCTAATGCCTGCTTAAATGTTGGCTCTGGCAATAGCTCACGCACTTTTTCCAACTCTGTAATAAACTGATCAATATTGCTACTTGTCACCATAATGACCAGGACATCCTGCACACCTTTAGGGCGATTCGGATCGGCATAATCGACCAACTTTGCCGCTAGTGCTTTCACGGCATTTTCGGGTGACAAATAGTGATTTGATTTTTCTTTGATACCGTGCGACCAATTATGCACACCTAATTTAGTACCACTTACAGATAACGAAAAAGGGGAAATAATCCCCTTCTGTGCGTTTTGTAATGTTGTTTTAGCCTGTGGGGATAGTTTTAGTTTTTGTTGTTTCCACATATTAAACATCACCTAAAATTCATTAGTTTTAAAACCTTCTGGATATTGTTTGCAATTTAATTCACTTTCATAAGCTGTTTTGCAGTGATTGCTATCAAAGAAGATACCGTTGATGAAACGATATAGTACCCGCCAGCGTTTTTTCGGCTTATCGGCTAACATCGCACCGCGATAAGTGCGGCTAGAAAGGGTTTCATCTGCTGCGCCACCTGTGAGGGCGTTAAACAGTTGGTCTATGGCAATGACCACGTGATAGCCATAGCGTTTTAATTTGTTTTGAATTGCCATTGCTCAATCTCCTGTTCAAGTGCGGTTAATTCCTCTGGTGTTTTTAAAGCCAACAAACGGGCTTCAAATGCCTGACGTTGCCCAATAATGATGCCAATAGCCACAGCAAACTGAGCGGATTTTTCAATTACTTTGCTAATTAGCATATCCAGTGGCACACCACGTACACGCGCAATTTGTGAAAGCATTGGTGTAGTGGTGTTGTGGTCGGCTTGCCATGCGAGAGCCTCTTTTTCTTGACGGTAAAAACTTTCAATTTCCGTTTGTGGATACCCTGCCAGTAGGCTATTTTTAAGTTGGTCGGCTTTGTCCGCTAACTTATTGAGTAAGCTTTCTTTTTGTTGCGCAAAAAGTGCGGTTTGTTTTTCGGCTGAAATCTCCCAGGTTAGCGTATCAAGATTTAACACATGTGCTGCACTGGGTTGTGGGTCAATTAATACAGGGTTGCCTGTTTTATCTGCAATGATTTGTTTGCCTTGAGATTGACCATTAAGTAATGCTATGTACTGCTCATCACTAAGTGGTACCGCTTGCGATGGGATATCGCTATAAATTTCGGACGAATAAAATGCCATATCATCAGGATTAAAATATGTAGTCATGATTTACCTCTATTAGTAACCAATTGCAATCCATTGTGCAGGCGCATTACCAAATGCCCCGCTATTGCGATACTCCCAGCTAGATACCCATGTAAAATTAGAGGTGGTTTGCCTTGTGATCGAAAATCCTTCTTGTGAATTAGCATTTTGTGAAATCGACCCAGCGACACTTCCCATAATGATGGTAAATACCGCGCGCGGGAATGTAACAGGGAGAGTACATATCCCAGTCTGTTCGTTTGTTAGATTAGGCAATGTAATTTTTCCCCATTGTAAAATTAGACCATTAGGCAATTTACACCAGCCATTTTCCGATAGTGATGAGGTTATGTCTGCATTAAGCAAAACCTCTCCGTTTCTCTTAGGTATAGTTACAACACTTTGATTTCGGCCCGATGCATCACGATAGACAAAAGTTAATAACTCCCTGGATGAATCAGGACTAACTTCGAGTCGCGTATATTTACCAGCTTGATTAAATATATTAATACC